CGTGGTCATGCCATCCGCAGCGGTCAGCGATCTTTCAAAGCGTTTGAAAGTACCTTTGGCAGCAATCAATTTGAAATTATTGCAATTGAATGGAGCAAAATATTATACACAATTCGTCGAAATTGCAATCGCCGACGCCAAGGCGCGGCCGGCAATTGTCGAGCGTAAATTTAATACCCGCCAGGAGGAGGAGGGTAGCGCCTATAACCCACCAGATGATGAGGAGTACTACAAATGGAAATGGGGTGACTACAGCCGGAGGGAACAACAGATGTTTCTTGAGGTCTGTAGGGGGCGCAATCCCGAGGAGTCAGGGCTGGGGACAACTATGGGTCCCAATGTTCCGGCCGTGGCATCATTTGCCACCACCTCCGGGGAAACCAATGTGGCCATCACAGTGGCGACGCAAACAAGAGTTAGCCACACGCGACGGTCCGGTGTTGGGTGCCGGCAGCGGAGAACAATCCGCCGACTTAAGCAATGGTACTACACACGCGGACTTGATTGGATCTTGCGAACCCATTATGACAGCATCACCGATCTCGAGCGAATTATCTTCGAGTCGTGGCTCGGAGTTGAAGAGCCAGACGATCTTAGAAGATTGTTGTCACGTTCAGATTGAGAGTAGCGCGTCAGAGACAGGGTTCGAGACGTGTGGTTCTACGGTGTCGGATGGTTCATTGGGGAGCTCAACGACATCGCGATTGCGTAAGAAACGCGCGAAGAAGAGCGGTGATGTGAGGCGACGGTCTAAACCACAATGCGCCGGACCATCAACAAACAGGTGGTTGGCGGGTGCAATGGTGTCGCCACATACGCACACGGATGGGGATTTGGCAGATTTACCCATCAAGGTCGATGCACCTGGTCTACACAGGCCGCGTTTGAGTCGTTGGCGTGTGCAGCCTGGGCGAGGTGTCGATCATCTTAGGCGCGCTGTAACTAAACCACATGACAGGTTGCCGTTGGTAGTGGATGAGGAATTGACTGCATATTTGCAATGTGAGTTTGCTTTTCGACCTAGAGTACCTGAGCTAATGCCACAGATGGCAGGTAAGGCTAGGCAATTCATGGCGCGCTATGATTGCTCCGAACTAACTTGGAGCAGGCGTGCAGAGATGATTATACGCTGCGTGGGCGCAGCCATGGATGTTACTCAACAGGAATACGAGGTAAGGCAACATTTGCGTGATCCCAAACAAAGTGATGAGCGGGATAAACAGATGCAGCTGCTCACCACGGGACTTGTCTCGAAGGGTGGCTTACTGACGAATAGTGTCAGGCTGCCAAAAGCGGTTAAATCCGCATAGGAACCCTGTTCCTTGCCGGCTGTCTGTGTGCGTGGTCTTGTGCCTGGTGAGACCATAAAAGGCAGTTGGGTCAGGACTAAGGAACAGGATTGTATTTGTAAACGGCGGACTTATATGAACGCACTAATATCTCATGAATCGGCAGAACTACAACCCACGGATTATGTGTGGACACATAAGGGTTGCGTCCACAATGAGGTGGCAGCACTACGTTGCAGACACCAGCTGAAGGCGCCTGCTTGTCAATTGACTAGTGAGTTAATTGGAGATGCTAAAGCATTGGCGCGCAGAGTATTGGTGGCAACTGACGTAGAACATCTGGTGCCAATAACAAAAAATCAGGTTGTGTCGGGGTATTCGGGTGGCAAGCGACGAGCATATGAACAGGCTCGATTGTCACTTATGATTGATCCTTTGAACCACCGTGATGCTGGCATTAGAATGTTTATTAAGGCTGACAAATCACATGATACCGATTATAAGGCTCCGCGAGCTATACAATACCGTACTAAAAGATACGGACTATCATGGAGCCAGTATGTGCAACCAATGGAGCATGCACTATATGGTCTCTGTGATTGGACCGACACTCCCATTTGTGCTAAGGGGCGCAATGCTAAACAACGGGCACGTGATCTACTAGACAAGTCTAGTAGATTTGCTAATCCCGTGTTTTTATGTTTGGACCATTCAAAGTTTGATGCTCACATCACGCAGGATTTGCTGCGTGTGGAAAGTGCGTTTTACCAGGCGCTATACCATGGTAAACACCGTAGGACAGTGCGTATGATGATGCGCATGCAGATGGTGAATAAAGGTAGCACCAAGAATGGCACGCGTTACTGCACCCCTGGTACACGTATGTCAGGGGAGGCAAGCACGGCTTTGGGTGGCACAACTATAAATATCCTGGTTTTACAACGGTGGTTATCACAAATCCGTAATGCAATGTACGTTGATGGTGATGACTCTGTCGTGATTGTCGATGCGTGTGATTTAAATAAAATCCCCGCATTAGGAAAGACTATGCAAATGATGAGCATGGAGACAAAACTTGAGCAGATGACTACCTCTTTTGAGGAGGTAGAGTTCTGTCAGTGTAGACCAGTTGAGACGGTTGAGGGGTGGCGCATGGTGAGGAATCCTTTGCGCGTGTTGTCACGCGCAGGTTGGAGCGTACTCGGCATGCCCACAACTCTCATTAGGCGTTGGGTAAGATCGGTCGGTTTGTGTGAGTTGGTTCTGGGTCGGGGCGTTCCCATCTTACAGAGATTGGGAAGCCTCATGGCTGAACAAGGTGCAGGGAAATATTTTCTAACGGATAAGCACCATGAAGCTAGAATGTTGCAACATACAGTTGATCGTGCGCGCGAGGTTGAAATTACCGAGGATGCGCGCGCTAGCTTCGCCCGAGCCTGGGGAGTTGATCCAGCCACTCAGATTATGATCGAGGAGACTATGAGTGTGCAGATTTGCGGCCACGCGGATTTGCATCATGATGATGCCCCGCATGCCCGTCACCTGTAACGTGGTTACGAGCTTGTAATTGATTTATGAGATGCCTAATAAGGGAAAGACAAATACTAATGGTGCCGCAAGACCAAAACAAAGACGCCAGCGGCGGCGCAATATACAAACGAATGCTGGAGGCGGACGCAGAAAGGAACGCCCAGCCAATATGGTATCGGGCATTGTCCCAGGTCCGATGGCGGTCGGTGTCGGAGCTGCTGGCACTAATGATTCTGTTGGCGCCTTGCGTGTCCGCAATAAGGAATTTTGGTTAACACTGTCTGCTGCTGCAACAGGGGCTATGGTCACTGCCAATTTTGTGCCTGGTAAGTCGTCTATGACTGTTCTTGATGGAATAGCTACAGTTTATGACAATTATCGAGTGCATAAGGCACAGGTTTTCTTGGTGGGTACGGCGGCGACTACTTCATCAACGGTCGCTAATTGTTGCCTGGATTATGAGCCAGGCAATGTGCCCACCACGCAGGATCAAGTCCTACGCACGGTGCCTAATGTTACCGCCCCAGCCTATCGTAATGCCACTTTGGTGGCGAACAAGTCAAGTATGAATAGAAGGAATTGGTACATCACGAGCGCAGCGACCAAACCAGCAGAGGACACAACTGTGTTTGTCCTGGCGGCTTGGATTGTGGGCGCGGTAACCGAGGGGTTCTTGGTGTACTGCGAGTATGATGTAGAATTTAGAAACCCATCTAAAGCGGGGGCATAGGATCGGTCCGGTCCCTTTGCCCAATTGAGTAGTTCGCAAATACTTACGCAAAGTTTTGCTTTCCTCTCAGCTGATGACCCAGCCAACCCTAAGATATATAGGTATGGCGAGTGGGTTGGGCAACCGAAAACTTCGGTTGCCGCATCCACTGTAAATTTTAAACCCCCACAATCAGTACGGGCCAGTGATATGAGTGCCGTGGTATTGGATCCGGGGTTTTATGGGCAAAATATAGATGAGCAGGACACAACTGCGCAGTTGCGTATAGGCACAGCCACGTACCAACTGACGCATCTTTGGAACGCATCGCGACGATCTTATGTCCGTGCATGCGTTAACTACACGGTTGGGATAATGGGATCGGTTCGACCTGGCAGTATATATGGTACTGGTTCAACCCCTTTGGTCGGAGCATTACGTGTTGCTGCTTACCAAACTGTTGGATCAGCCATATCTGAGTGGGCTTGCGAGTACACTGCCTCAGCGATTGATGAAGTGGTGCCTTATGCAGGACAAGCTTTTGACTCTGCTTACATAAGGTTCACTTTTATCATTAGGGGCCTACTTAAAAGAGCAGCCAACTCTTGGATATTGCGATTCTTTCACTCAAACGCAGAAATGGGCGTACTTCGCACTATACCAACGCAATTGCAGGCTGACCCCAAGGCTGTTGTTTATGATTATGGCGTGAATTATACAGTTGAACTTAATACCACGGTGTGGCAATATTCAACAACACCTACGCGAGAAATCATTCAACATCGGCACAATATGCAACGACGGAATGCCTTGCGCAATGAGATTATAATAGCTCGCGCAAATGCTATTGCAAACTGGGAATCTGAGAATTCAGAGTTACCAGAAGTTTTATTTGTGCCGGATGAGATTGACCATGTATTGACTAGTTTAAACCAGAGTGATTGATCCCCGAACAGGTTATGCTGGAAAACGGGATTATTCACCTTGGTCAGATTATGAACCAGGCGGGTTGGGAGGCTGAAAAGTCTCCGCCCAATCGGCGCTCTCGAAATCTCCTAGGAGTGGGGGAGAGCGTCGCTATTACCTAATTATAGGGCAGAGTCC